CGCAAAAAAGAGTAAAAGGCTAGTTGTGCCAGAGGTTGGTGTTCTAAATTTCATAAATTTAAAACAGCTGCCGGATGGCATAATAATACTATCCGACACACAATTTTGTAACAAACAGTTTGCTACGCAATCACTTGGTAACTTAGATAACGTCAGGTTGCTTACATAATGCAGAGTCCGACACTTGGTGCATCATACACATCTAGCCCTAAGCTGGGCGGTGGGACACGACTTGGCCGGTCGATGTCGAATGAAGAGAAGCGGCCACTAGAGTGGGGAGCATTGCAGGCGGTGGTACTACCAATGTGCAGCGGTAAATCTACGTACGCCTTGCGGTATGGTGGGTATGACATAGATGATGTGGTGGTAAATACGGGTGAGTTGAAGATTGATGACGAATGCGACCGCATGCTAGAATTGAGGGAGGCAGCAGTGTGGCGCGGTGAGCGCGAAGGTCTTCACGAACACAATGAGATACTGCTTAAACGAGCTCGACGATTTCTGGAGATATGTTCGCCAGATTCTAACGCTCCCATTGTGTACATACATACTGTTGAACTGGCAGATGCGTTGGGCTTACCGATCCTTGCATGTATTGAACTCGACGAGCAGATCATTCGTGAGACCAAACGTTTTAAGAACGCAAGCCTGTCTGTTCAAGGCCATACGTTGACGATCGCTCGCGAGCAAGCGGCTGCTAATGCAGTCTACTTACAGCGAGCGGGCTACGGTACACCGCGTCGTTGCAGGTCATTCTTTGAGTTAGATGCTTATCTGGACGCGAACATTGGTAAACATATCAGCCAGAATTCAGAGACAAAGGCGATGATTGAGGTGCTGACATCACGCATGCACGAGCGGGAAAAGTTAGATGCACTGTACGCCTACGTCAAACGCAGCGGTCAGCCTGACTGGGCGAAGGCCGTCGCCAGCCGGAACCTAGTGCATGCACTTGGCGATGCGGCGCCACAAGAGGCCCACCATCACCACAACCACCCGGGCTGGGCAAGATACATACATGCAGTATACAGTAGAGTGCCGAGGTCAGTGCCTGGTGACTGGCACATTAGGTCGATCACTGAGGATTACGTCCGGGAACGGTTTCCAATGGGGCCGGGCTCGTCGTCATTTGCTCTGTTTGATATCTCGAGTTGGCTGCGGCATACTCCAGAATCGGCCTGGCTAGAGGGCTGGCACTGGGCACGTCAACTACTGTCGCATCCACAGGGTGCAACATATGAGCGGCTCGCGGCGACTATAGTTATGGGTGACGCGCTATCATACGCCAAACCGCAATACGGTGAGATCTGCAGTAGGCTCCCACTGGGGTTACTCAACACTGAAGAATTCTCCGTCGTGACACAGCATGCACATGCGCTGGTTAGGGCGGGTTGTAATTACTTAGGTAGGAAACTCCCAACTGCGGATCTCGCTTTATTTACGTACTGGCATTGCTTGGTGGGCCGTCATCTAGGCAAACTAGACGTAGAAAAAGAGATCTCTGATCGTACCTCGGTTCGGGCACCCAAATTCTGGTACTTTCCCGACGGCCGCAAGTCGAGCTCCGAATTCAGTCGACGACTTCGTGGTGCAATCAGCCGCAGCTACCAGCATCTCGGGGTGGTGGCAAAAGACAAACTGCTTACTATGGAGGAGGATATGCGCACGTTAGAAAGTTTCCTTAGAATACGTAAATCGTGGGTGAAACCTGGTTCAGCAACCGGCGCCCCAAAAACGGACCTCTACTTAACGGCAACAGTAGAGAAGGAAGCACTGGCTAAAGAGCTGGGCGCGGAGCTGCTGGATGCTACTCACCTAGTGATCCGGAAGATGCGGTTGAATAAGGCGGCGACGTTTGAATTCCCAGAATTCCCGCAATTGGTGCAGGAGGCATTGGATAAGTTTGAGCCAACTAGCTTTACGCGTTATTTCACTAAATACGAGGTAGGGAAGCTCGAGGGACGAGCCCTATTCCCTGCTAACATGATGCATTACATCGTGACTAGTTACATCCTCTTCCTAGCCGAGAAGGGTGGATCTATGCCTAACACCAGACTCAATGCGCCCGCCGATCAGCAGCTGCTAGACCACTGGCTCTGGCATGATACGCGTGATTATGTGTTCGGATTGATGCTCGATTATGCCAATTTCAACGAGCAGCACGAGATAGAGCACATGCAAATGGTTATCGGCGAGCTGCAATACTACTATTCGAAGCACGATCTGTTGAGCGATAGTATGCGCCAGGCATTCAAGTGGGTGATGGATTCATTCGATGCGATCGTTTTCGAAGTGGATGGAAAGGGCCACAAGTTCAATCACGGACTACTATCTGGTTGGAGGTGTACGTCATGGGTGAATAGCATACTAAACGTAGCATACATGGATGTGATCGCCCAGCAGGTGCATCAAATGACCGGGATACGTGTACTTACGAGTGCCCAAACAGGCGGTGACGACGTTGCGGCTACCACTGCCAGCTTATACGATGCGGTAGTAGTGCTGCGCGTAGGTGAAGCAATGGGTTTCGAATTTAAGGCCATAAAACAGCTGATGGGTTCCAAATACGTTGAGTTCTACCGTCTATTCGTCAGTAGCGACGGCGTACGTGGCAGCCTTTGTCGAATGCTGGGTTCAGCCGTGTCTGGTCAGTGGTCAAATAGTGTGATTGCCAAATTTGTTGAGCCTGCATCAAAGTTGAATTCAGTGGTGGAAATAGCACGGAAAGCAGGTAGGCGTTGTGAGCTAAACATGAGCATCATGGAGAAGATGACACTGTGTGCTTTCGAGAAGTGGGCTCGCCATGATGACATTGAGATTGCTCGCGAGCTGATTCACGGGACAGTAGCCACTGGTGGCCTAGGCGTACCTACACCAGCTGGTGATGTGTATGAGCTAGAACAGGCGGGTGTGCCAGCACGTGCTGACAGCCTGGAGATAATCGGCCTGCCCCATGATGCGAGCGACGTCTCGGCCGAACGCATAACCACGGCTGTACGTGATTTACTTGGGAAGGAGGCGGCTATGAAGAGCTCTGTGCTAGCAGAGAAGATGTCGAGGTCAGTGTTTATTGGCGCAGCAGCTACAGCCAGAGGCCCACGTCTAGCTCAACGCTTACAGCGGAGAGTAGATTACACTCGCAAACCGCGGATAACACGCATTAAACGAGTGAGGCCAGAGGATGTACGCGCTAGACATAACACGATGCTGAGGCATAGGCTGGATGAGCATAAAGAGCTGATACGCTCCTACACACGAGCTAAAAACCGGTTTGACTTTCTGCGTGCTGGCACAGTAGATTCATATGCAGAGCCTTTAGCTATGGCTGTGGCTAAGGATAATGTGGGCGTGGATCCGCTTAAACTAATACGCTGGCGCGAACGAAATACATTGTATGGTTGTGCTACATACATGCTAACTGAAGATTACTACGACGCCGTGATAACACTAGCCGTTATAGAATCCAAGGATGGTGACGAGGACGAGGTGAGTCGTATAGCTGCTGGCTACGCTAAGGGTCTTTCAGAGGAGGGTTACACATTTTACTAGATCAATGGTCTATCGGGAGGCACCTCTCGCGGTGGGCGTCGTCACACGCCGCTCACTTCGACGTACAGCCGGTCCTCTTGTTGGTGGTGTCTCACGATGTCAACAACTACGCATTGCGGTGTTCCGCAATCCCCCTCAATGGTCTATCG